TCACGCCTTGGCCGCAGTAGTTGTGGGTATGGTGGCCGTTGTCCGGAAGCACTTCGTCAAGCTCGATGGGATACTTGTTCCCGCAACGGCCTTGGTACTTGGGGTGGTCCTGGCCTTTTTGGGCAACCTCCTCGGTTACGTCACCGGAAACTGGGTCTTGTTTGGTCTTCAGGCCGGGCTTGAGGCCGTGCTTGCGGTAACCGGCGTTCGTGCGGTCTTCCAGAGATTGCCCCAGAGGGGTGGAGACGGCGGCGGCGCTACCAACACTCCTACTCCTCCTGCTCCTCCCCCCAAGGCCAAGTAAAGAGCTTGAAAATAACGGGACAACGTGATACCATTTACCCGGGGTGAACACCCCGGGAGGTTTTTATGTCGAAGAAAGCTTTAGTCTTGGTACTTTTGGCCTTAGGACTGTACTTCTCCCCAGTCTTGGCTGGAAGCAACGTCTTCTCTTGCAGGCTGGAGTTCGGAAGGTTTAGCTACCAGTCGTGCTACGTTGAATCTCCGATCTTCTCCGTGGGTAACGTTTTTTCCCTAAACCTTGGCTTTGACTTGACTCGTCCCCCTTCTCAGGAAATCTTGGCAACCCTCTACACGAGCCTATACCTTAGCTTCGGCTCCCAATGGTTCTACTTGGACTTCGGCCCTACCCTGGCCTTTAGTAATAGCTCTAGTAGCAACTGGGGCGATCTCAGCTACAAGCTAAGGTTAATCTACGGGCTCTATTGGTAAAAGTAGTAGAAAGGTAGAAGAGGGGAACTTGGTCTCCCCTCTTCTCATCTGTGCCGTCTTTAGTCTATTATGTCGTCCCAATCTACTTCCTCTTCCCAGCCTTCATCCCCTACCTCATCGTGGTATCTTAAGCCAAAAATATTTTTCACAGAATAGTTCCAGAATTTCTTGTGCCAGTCGTAGGCATAGGAACCGAACACGTCAGGGTTCCTCTCCTCCACAGCCCAGTAAACCTCGCTGTAGGGGTGCTCAGAGGAGAGAAGGATGTGGGAAACGTAAAGAAAGTCACCAAATTTCCTCCAGGCCTCCTCAAAGGAGTACTTATCTTTAAGGCCCTGGAGCGCTTTCATGGCCGCCTCGATAAGTGGATTGAAGAGTTCTAGTTCTTCCTTGTCCATCTTGTCGTACTCCATCTTCCTCACCTCCAAGAGAGATAATACCTCAAAACTAATGACTTGTCAACAGGGGGCCGGAACCTGTTTCTTAGTGTCCCTTTGGTATTATGTTCCTATGGCAACCGGACATGAAGGACCGTACAACTCCGGAATATCCACCATAATATCCAACCAGGGCCGGGAACCGGTGGTCGTAAGGATAACATACGAGGGGTATGACAAAACTCACCTCATTTCGCCTGGTCAGTCCCTATACTTTCCCGTCAGGGTGCCCCGAGAATCGGTGACGGTTTTAGGGGGAAACCTATCTCCGGACGAGATAAAGATAATCTATGACCCGGCAGAGTACCGGGACATAGACCTCACGCACTCCACCATTTCTGGAGTCTTGTGCCGAAGGGGAAGGTTCAGGATACCCGGATACCTGGGCCGGGAGCAAAGCTAGTCCTACCCGGCTTGATCCCCTCCATTAGGAGAAGAAGTAGAGGAGTCGCCGGAGGACTCAGGAGGAGAAGGTTCCTCTTCGTAGGGGTAGATAGAATGCCCGACCCCCCTCGAATCAAAGAAAGAGATTCTTAAGCCATACTCCTCTGAGCCAGGCACTCCAACGGGGAGGGTATACTCCTTCTCACGAACCCCAGAAAGCTCCTCTATAAACACCTCTTCCTGGTCCCAGGCTCCGTCCTCTGGGTTGCTGAGCCACCTCCTGAACTTGTATATTTGGAACCCCCCAGAGACTTCCTCTTCCTGGTACTCAAGAACCAGCTTTAGGGTCTTCTCCGTTTCTGTGCTGGAAACCTTTATGAGTCTTACATTGACAACCATAGCAAGTATTATCCTAGCGTATTAAGTTAGGGGTGTCAACTAGGTCTCTTTAGTCTCTTGACCTTAAAGCCTGATGTTGTATAATATCACTAACAAGGCCCTTCCTAGGCTTCGGCCTAATGGAAGGGACGCTTTTAATAGACAAAAGGCCGCCCCATCTGGGGCAGTAAAGTTTTGACCAAAAACTTATAGCCTCTTATAGCTTCTTATAGCTTCAAGGCAAGGAAGTAGTCATATTGGAGGGTGATGGTGGGACGAAGGATGTCTGCACCCTTATCACCCACTAGCTGACCACCGGGGTCAAACTCCGTTGGCCAGGCCCCGTAAATCGTGTACTCCCATATAGGCTGTAGCTGGCGGTTGAGGTGGAAGAGTTTAAGATCAGCCTTGATGTTGTCCACCTGCTCCTTGTACCCCGTCATGGTCTCGTAGGCGAACTCCCTCCACTTGTTCATAGCATCAAGTACGTTCATGTCGTCCGTTTCGATGAGGGTTAGGGTCAGAGTGGGCTGGAACTCGGTGTCTCCGGGGACAAAGTACCTGTGGCCACGGATGTCTATCTGAACGGGAAGTAGCGTGGCACGGGGAATGTCCACAGATACGGCCCTGATGTCCAGTCCATCGGCGAAGGCCTCTATACCGGCCCCGTTGGGGACCGTTACAAACTTTATCACCCAGTCGTTCAGGTGAACGACTCTGTTTAGGGCTCTTACTTGGTTAAGCTCTACCTTTGGCATATTTAGGTAAAACCTAGTAAGGGTTATCTATAGGACTAGCCCCCCTTGACCATGGAGAAGTCTACCCCGGTGGGGGTTATTACGGTACGGAACTGGATGTACTCTATGGCCTTGGTAGGCTTGACATAGAGGTCAACGTTGAGCCTGTAGTTGTCGATGTCGTAGGGAGAGTTATTGGAATCATCGCACACCACCAGGTAGTCGTATACACCCCGGCGGGCCTTGATGTCCTCCATGTAGGACTCGATCATGGCCTTAACCAGGCGGCGGGTGAACTCATCGTTAAGCTCAAAGAGAAAGTTCTCCAAGGCCTCGGCGATAGCGTTCTCAATGACGATGAGAAGAAGCCGAACATTGAGCCTATCCAGAGAGCTAGGAATCCTCCACAGAGTCTTCTGGCCCCAGATGGCGATGCCCTTACCCCTCCGGTAGCGGATTGGGTTGACGTTGTTCAAGTAGAGTTGATCTAACTCGCCAGAGGAATAGTGCCTGAGAACATCCAAAACGTTCAGCTTCCCCCTGTTCCAACCCCCCACCGGGAACCATATCTCATAGTTAGATGCGGTCTGAGATATGGCCCCGGCCGCATATCCATCTGGAGACACGTACCTGTAATCGTCTATGTCGGCGATGTATACAAGGATGTGGGGAGAGTAGAGGGCGGCGTAAGAGGAGTTTATCCCTCCAAGTCCAGAACCGGGCTGGGTGGCATAGTCTACAACATTGTTTAGATAGTTAGCCGAAAGCTCTCTTTCAGCGGGAACGGATAGGATGGCAACACAGTCCTTTCTCTCTTCGGCTATGTTGACAAGCTCCGCGGCGTAGGCCGGATCGGCGAAACCCCCGTCCAGTAGAAGTGTTAGTGGATAGTTGTCCTTTTCCCTTAGCTTCTTTATCGCATTTATGTAGTTTCCACGGGTTACGGTTCCGCTTACGCCCCCGGCAAAGGCGTAAACAGGAGCAGAAGATCCGGGTGCGGGGAGGGTACCTACAGAGTTATCCCCCCGGCCAGGGTTGGCGTAGCCACGGATATAAGCGCTACGGGTAAGAACGGAGTTTAGGAAGATGGAGACCCCATTCCCGTCAACGGCGGCTTCGTCAAGGCTCACCACCCATCTTTCCACCTGGACGTTGTTGAAGAAGACCCTTATAACGAAGGCGTTGTTGTGCCAAGGGCTGGGAACTTCGGGAGTGCCACCGTTAGTCCTTATAGACTCAAAAATGACCTTTAGGTTTCCGTTGGGCCAGTTTCCGGGATCGGCGGCCAGGAGGACAAAGCGGTCGGAGGAGCTTAAGGTAAGGCCGCCAGGAGCGCCGATTTCATCTGGGCTTCCCAGACCGGTGGCCAGAGGAGTTACCACCGGGTTCCCATCTGAGTCTAGGCCATACTTTATCCCGGCGTATTTGTCATCGTTGGAGACCGCCCTGACCACCCACAACTTATCGGAGTACCTTAGATAGGACATAGCAGAGAGAAGGGAGTTGGAGACGTTCCTGGGGATACGCCCGTCCACCGTGTAAAGGTCAAGGAGTTGCTTCTCAGAAGTGACCAAGGTAGGCTCCGTGGGACCACGCCGGGCCTCTATAGCTATTCCGGCGTAAACGCCGGGAAAGCTCGGTACTCGTACCGATAGGTCTTGTTCCTTTATCGTTACCTTAGGTGCAGACATTAATAGGTTCCCAACCTAACAAACCCATTCTATAAAAACCGGTAAGAGAGAAATCTAGCTAGATTCACCGGGGCTGGGGTTAGAGGTTTCCTTTTTCCTCTTTACAAAAACCTGAGTACCCTCGGCCTCGCTTTCGTTTTCCACCACGGAGTAGGCGATGTGGGGGTCGTGCCGGACCACGCTACGGACCGAGGAAAGGGTGAGGGGCGCTCCAGGGCTAACCAGCACAGCGTCCTCTTCACCTTTCTTATTCACGAAAACTAAAACTCCTGGCGCTCCGTTTTTAGAGAAGGCAACTATCTTCATCTATCCCCGAAAACCTATTTTAGCAAAAACAAGTGAGTACCTTATAAAGATATGATACCACAAACGGATAAGAATAGGACTTTGCCATCAAACCCTAAAGGAATCCTTGAACATGTAAACCGACTGGAACATTGGCTTTCCTGGGGCTATGACGGTCTCTAAGGAAGCTATTATATACTTTCCGCTAACAGGGAGAAAGGCACGGGAAAAGTCTTTGGGGTTTTGGCCTTTGTCCGTTTCCTCCACGGCGAACTTGACCACTTGGAAAAGCTCTAGAGGGGGCCTGTCTTCGTTGAGTTCCCCGCTACCGCACTCAGGACAGACCTCCCACATGAAGGAAAACATCAAAGAAGATAGCTTAGAAAGTATCTCGGTGTTTTTGGCGTAGGCGAAGTTATAGTTGGGATGAGCGTTGTCGTCAACGAAAAATCTATAAATCTCGTTCTTTCCCTCAAGATAGCTAACAGGGTCGTTTATACCGAGAACGGCCCGGTATTTGTAGTCCTCCTCCTTATACTTGAAGTTCTTGAGGTCCCAATCCACCACCTCGGAAGAAGTGAAGTAGTTGGGAAGGTGGGACTCGGCGTTCCACCCGTAACCTCCCACGAACCTCTTGTATCCCTTCAAGGTACCTATCCTTATGTCCTCCTTGGTAGACAGGGTTTCAAGATCGGTTATGACCGCCGTGCCGTCCCTCTTTATTCCCAAAAGAAGTATGTTGTTTCCGGGATACCAAGAGTGTTGCCACACCTTTAAAGCGAAGGCCTTGTTGGACATGAACTTAGTCTGAATCCAGACCATCTTGTCGTCCGTGGGCTTCGCTTCGCTCTTTACCAAAAAGCTTTCCCCAAGGACCGACTTTAGAACCTCGTAGGACTTCTTTTCAAAGAAGCGGGACTTCCCGTTTACCGAAAAGGATATCCCGGGGTGAACACCCACCAGAGAAATAGCCCAATAGTTCGTCTGCCTAAATATCTGGTAAGTGAGAATCTTGTACTCTCCAAAAAGATCGAGGCGCTCGTTTCTTCCGTACAGGACCTTTATCTTGTTTCCCTCCCAAATCTCCTTTACAACCTTATCATCGCTGGTGCTAAGTTGGATTTCAATACCGGGAACAAAAAGCCCGGACCTCTCGTAGGACCTTATTCGGTCTATCCCACTCACATCTTTAGCGCTACCGATGTCAACTTGGAATGATAGATTGGGCTTTACACTAAACATACTTTCTAGAACATTTTATCACCAGATGGGGTGTTTATCAAACCGCTGTCTCTGGTTCCGGCTTATAGACGGAAAATGGGCAAGACTGGTTAAAGGGACAAGTTCTGCACGCCCTACCCGGGGAGGGAATGGGCTTGGCCCCGTCTAGAATCTCCATAATCCTCCTCTCGGCGAAGTGTATGTCTCCTATTACTTCCTTGCCTATCTTTATCTTGAATAGGTTAGCGTAGGCCGCTATTCCCTGGCTTCCGTAGGCGTTCTCGTAGGTGGAGGAAAACTGGGTCTTTCCGTTTCCGTACCCCTTGGGAAGAAGGAGCTTTATTATGTAGGTGTCCCTATTTCCACCTAGGGTTTCCCAATAGTAGTGAAGCTGAATGATATCGTCAGAATAAACGGTCTTGTAGGAGTTCTCAGACGAGGTGGTCTTCAAATCGTATATGGAGTCTTCATAGAGAAAATCTGGTATGACCACCCTCTGATAGTTTCCCATGTCCACAAAGTATTTGGTTTCAACCTTGGGATTTCCGTTTTTGGGAAGAAGGGAATACACCACTCGGGAAAAGGGGTCCTCCTTGTTTATCTCCCTAGCCTCGTCTATGGAGAGGCCTCGCATCAAGGGGCCGGAAACCTTCTCATGGACCTCAAGCCCCAAGGTCATGGCCTCGCTTTTAGGGTACTCTTTCTTTTGCACATACTCAAGATAGTAAAGGTATTCGCACCGCAGGACGGTCTTTACCTGCTTGGCAGAAATGGTAAGCTTGCTCTCCTTTTTCTCCTTTTCATCACTCATCCTTGACCTCCACGTTTATTATCCAACTTATCCAACAATATTTTGGCTTTTACCGTCTCAAAGGTTTTACCCAACATAGTGGAAAGGGCCTTCTTGGGAGAGAATATGTCAGAGAGAGGGATGCGGTCCTCAGAAAACCCTTCTTCTAGTAAACTCGTGTTCCAGTACTTTTTGAGACGGGATATGATTTCATCATACACCTCCTTCTTTCCTGATAAATGTACCTCAATGGAGCCGTCTCCCCCTATTTCGTACTCTATAGAGAGCCCACCAAAAAAGGAGGTTCCTACTTCTACCTCAATGTCGGTTATAATGCCGTACTTTTTGGGCACCTCCCTGGCCAAGCTGTGAACGATTTCCAAAACCTCAAACAGGTCGGCAATGTGGGCATCTATGTCTATGGCATCGTGGGTAAAGGCCACGGGCACGGCCCGGAGGCCTCTACGGAAAAACTCCACCGCCATCTCATACCCCGCCAGGGCCGCCACGGAGGAAGAGCTAGACTGGATGGGGTAATTTTGCGCCCTCCTTTCCCAATCCGGCTTGTCCTTTTGGACATCTATGTAGTCCCCAAAGATGGTCTGAACGTGGCCGTACTCTCTGGCGTAAGACCTATAGGCGATGATGTAGTCCTTAACCTTGGGAAACTGCTCAAAGAAGGAGTCAAAAATCCTTTGGGCTTCCACTACATCACCGCTAAGATACTCCATGGCGAAGCCAGATGGGGTCTGGCCGTAAACCAGGCTAAACGAAGCGCCCTTGGCGATTTTTCTCTGGTGGGAGGAAACCTGTTCAACGGGAATGCCGAATATTTTCGAGGCCACAAACTTGTGGAAGTCCAGGCCCTGGGCAAAGGCGTTGATGAGGTTCTCGTCTCCCGATATAGCGGCCAGAACTCGTAGCTCCATTTGAGAGTAGTCAAAGTGAACCCACACCCCCTCCTTACCCCAGCGGCTGGTGTAGTTTTTCCTAACGTCCGTCCCCGTGGGGATAGTGTGGAAAGCGGCACGCCAACGTTTGGTATCCGCCGCATTGACGTAAAACTCGTTGTAGAAATAGGTCTTGTCCCCCTGGGGGTCGCCTACAGGCCAAGTTATGTTTCTGTACCCCACCTCGGAGGCCCGATAAATGGACTTCTCCCCGTTCTTTCCCTCAAGGTAGGCGGTAATGACCTTTATGGCCTTTTTGTAGATTCGGAAGGATACCAAAAGTCGGGCGGCTTGGGCTAGCTCCTCACTCATCCGAGAAAGGCACTCTGGATAATCGTCAAGGCTTTCCCCAATGTAGTCGGAGAAAAGCTTATAAAGAGACTCTATGTATTTATCGTTCAGGCCATCGGCGATTTCCTTCCAAAGTCCCTCCATCTTGGCCTTTATGACCATCTCCTCGTCCTTCTTCCCCCTGGTTAAGAGGGGAAAGATTTCCGAATCCCACTTAGACACCCACTCCTTGGGAGAACCGAAAGCGTTTATTAGTTCAGAGAGGGCCTGGCTATCTGTGTTGGAGACCACAAACCTGACGTAGTTGGCCACCACAAGCTCCTTACAAGTGATGGCGGCGTGGAAGGTTCCGATGTGGGCCTTGGAAGAACTTGGATTAAACCACTTCTTGGACATCTCTTCGGCCCATTCCCAGGGAGGGGTGGATTCGTATTTACCTAGGTCTTCTTCAAGCTCCCTCTCATACTTTTCCTTCATGTATCTGATAAGTTCCTCCCTTCTCTGCTCTACCAAGCTGTAAAGGTCCGCCGGTGTGGGCGGAATGTAGGCAAGTTTAGAGGAAAGAAGCTCTTGATATTGCTTTTTGTACTGATCCATGGACTCTTCGCTTATTTTGTTCTCTTTCATGGCCTTAACGGACATCCGGTAGGCCCTTGAAAGCATTTCCTTGACCTCGGGTATGTCCTTTAAGGAGGTCTCTTTCAGCCTCCGCTCCACCACGGCCCTCTTCATCTTGGGAATGGAGATCATCTCGTAGTAGTACCGGGCGGCTATTCTCATAAACTCATCCTTGAGCCTTTCCGCCTGCTCAAGGTCATAGGCCACCCCGGCTAGATGCATGATAGTACCCAGGTCTTCCTGCTTTTGATATATCTCCCAAATCTCCTTTGGGTAGGCCTCCAGATAGAAGAGATATAGTTCATGCGTCCAGCGTATGTCCTGGGCGTTGTATTTAGCCAAAGTCTCTACAGGAATAGCCTTCCACCCCACCATGGGGTTTTTCGGGTCTTCTTGGGCAAAGCGTAGAATCCTTAAAACCTCCTCCCTGCTTAGAGAGGTAGAAGAGAGGGCCTTCTCAACTATAGAACGCTGAGCGCCACGAAGAAGGTCAGGGGAGGCTAGGAGGTAGGTGGAGAACTCCTGGAGGTTATTGTGAATGGCCTCCCCCATTTTCACATACTCGTAAACCTCGTCCGACCACTCGGGTATACCAAAGATGGAAGAGGAGGTCTTTTTAAGGCCCACCCTGTAGAAAAGCTCTGTCTGCATACTGAAGGCCTTGGTCATGGAAAAGACATCTCTAAAGGCTCTAACCTCTCCGAAAAACTGGAGGTAAACCCCAGCCTCAAAGGACTGGTTGTACACGATGACCTCTTTTCTCGTGTCCAAGTACTCCTTTAGCCTAAGGAGGAAGGCTAAGGCCCTATCCTCTTTTTTATCGGCATCTCTCAAGTCAAAGGAAACCTGAATCTCGTGGTTTCCCAGACCTACAAGGATAAGTTCACGCTCAAAGGAAAGATCGGATGAGGAGGTCTCAACGTCAAAGGAAACCTCTTCTAAACCCTCTATGAGCGAAAATCCCTCTTCAAAGTTATCCAGGGTAAAAACCCTATAGTCCAGCTTCCCCCGGGGGGTTGCGGGAATCTTTCCCTTTTTGGAGAAGTAGGAAAAGGAAACGGGTTCCCCTGAACCTACTAAGTTTTCTGGGATACTGTGCTCAAACTCAAGTACTGACTTTATGTCTGAAACAAAAGAGTGGTAGGCCGAGGAGCCCGTTCCTCCACGCCTCAATACGTAAGCCGGGTGGTTCACAGGAAAGAAGAAGGTGTTTCCATACTTCCAACCAAAGTAGGTCTTCTTGTAGTCAGAGATGCTGGACTTCTTAAAGGCCTCACCCGCCTCTTCCACCAGGGGTGCCAGGACGTGTTCACAGGCCACCTTGCCCAAGAGGACCACCTTCTCGGGAGAAATCTTTTTGAGAAGAGGAATGAGGTGGTTGGTAGAGCACAGGCGGGCCGCCTTATCGTCAGGAGGGGAGACTGGATTTCCCATCGAGAAAGGAGGGCACATGGCGGTATTCATGATGACATAGCTTTCCAGTCCAAGTTCCCTCAAAACCGACCGTAGGATTTGACCTGACCTCCCCACAAAGGGACGACCACTTAGAGCTTCCTCCTCCCCCGGGGCCTCGCCGATAAAGACCACCTTGTAAGGAGGATCGCCAAAAAACTCGTACCCCACTACCCGGTTCCGGTGGGGAAGTAGTGGGCAAGATTGACATACTTCGTCTCTATAAAGCTCAACAACCCGAAAAAACGGGCCATTGTCTTCCTCTAATACCTCTGTAACTTCCTGAGCACTTTTATCCCTGGCTTCTACGTTTCCCCTATCCTCTTTGGCTTCGTTTCCTATAGCCTCTGGAGGGACTTGATTTTCGAACACCTCTTCCACTTCTTCGTTACTATAGCCTTTGCCAAAGTTGACCACGTCCGCCGCCCCCTTTTAGGACTTGCCTTCCATGTCCTACTGCATGCCCTACTAATAGCATGGTACCTTTCCTATGCCTATTCGTCAAGGACAAAGCTATGGGGATGGAAAGGCGTTACAGGAATATGAGGCTAACGCCTACTCCATCCCCAACCTCGTGGAGAAGGGAAGCCGCTGAAATGAGGAAGTCCTTTAATGAGCTAGTAAAGCGCTCGTCAGGGCGAAACTTGACAGCAAGATTAAGGGAAGCTTCCACACCGGAACCATCCCCTGACGTAAACTCTGAGGTGACGTTACCGAAAATCCTATCCTCAGATGGGGAAAGGCTGTTGAGGAAGGACTCAGCCTTCTTAATGTACTCTTCGTGCTCTTTCTCAAGGGTGCCCTCCCACACCTCTTTGAACAACCGGTCCAGGGTTTTTAGCACCCTCTCAGAGAAGGAACTGAAGAATCCTTCCTCGTCTTCACCAACTTCACCCTCCATTTCCCGGGAAATGCGGGGCTCAATCCAGACTGTGCCTCCCCTCTTCACGGGTGAAGGGTCCAAAACGAGGTGGGAAGCGTAGCCGTAGTAGAAGAGAGCGGGAAGTAGTGGCAACAAGTAGGCGTGAAGGGAGTACATGGGGTTCAAGATTGGAGAAAGGTTCTTAAAACCACCCTCCCCTTTTACCCAGACCCCAAAGATAGCCGAATCATAAGCCGATCCGCCAGTCTCTTCGAGATTTTCCCTGATCTCCTTACTAAGTGGCCCAACGGGGTAGAGATAGACTTTAGAGGTAGCCTTTACCACCTTTTTCCCAAAAAAGCTTTCCCGCTGGATTGAGGTAGATTCCACAACCAGGATCTCAGGGATGAGAGAAAGAATCCTGGAAAAAGGGGTGTCGCCGGCCACGAATGAGACCTTGGAGAGCTTTTCTCTGAATTTTCCACCGT